TGTCAGCAATAGGGGACTTCCGAGATTTCTCAACTGGCCAAGGCCTTCCTTCAGATGCAATAGCTTATACCATCGCCTCAGGAACGGCCGATCAAATTATAAATATGACCTCAGCCCGATCTTTGCAGGTCTTTACCACAACTGGTGAAGCTGCTGCTCCTGTCTGGGGTAATGAAGGCCTGACACCCGATACAGTCGCCGTCAGGCGTCAAACCTCAAATGGCAGTACCCCAACCATTCCGGTAATTTTAGACACTGCTACATTGTATGTGAAGCGTGGTGGAAGGGCAGTCATGGCTTTTGTATATGGACTACAGAGTCAATCTTATAGCTCAACTGATGTCTCTGTGATGAGCTCACATCTTATCCGTAATCCAATTGATATGGCTTCATATACTGTCAATGACGCATATGATTCCAATATTCTGTTATTGATCAATGCAGATAAGGATGATACCGGAGGCAGTTTAGTTACCTATGAAACCTTACAAGAACAGAATGTTTCCGCATGGGCAAGTACAACAACGTATCAAGGCAAAGCTACTGATGTCGCTAGTTTCGATGATTTTTGGAATAATGTTTGTGTTATTGGCGATGAAGTATTTTTTATTACCACTAGAGGCGCTGCTGGCCAACACTACCTAGAAAGAATGAACTGGGAATTATGTATGGATGGGTCTGTACAACAGACTGTAGCAGCACCAGGAGTTCAAACTTTATCATTTGCAACTAGTACACAGTTGCACGGTAGGTCAGTACAAGTGGTTACAGATGTAGGAAGTGATCCTTCCAGACCAGAAGCAACATATATAGGTACCTATCAAATGTCTGCTACTGGGGACATAGAAGTGGATATCCCCAAGGCAGGAGAATATTGGGTTGGATTGGGTTGGGAATTTTTGATTGAAACTATGCCCGCCCATATCACTGCTCAAACTGGCGATACATTATATACCAAAAAGACTATCTCAAAAGTCTATGTTCAATATGTAGATTCATATTCTTTTTCAGTGAACGGTTTACCTGTTCCAGTTGAGGAGTTAGCTGCAGGAGATCCTCCCACCGGCTTTACTCTTGATGCGCCAGCAGAACCAAGAGATGGCATATATATGATGCCCACAATATTTAGAGGGTGGACTCGAACCGCTTTCGCAGAAATTAAAATGGCATACCCGTTACCCGTAACCATATTGGGTATATCGGTAGTCTTAACAGCTTAGGAGCAAAGATATGGGAATGACGGCGTTTATGATTGGAGCAATGGTAGTCTCTGCTGGAGCAGGGATAGCTGAACATGAGGAGCAAGAAGAAGCTCAAGAAGAAGCGGAACACGCACAAGAGCAGGCTCTTCAGCAGCAATCTACCCGAGAAAAAGCAGCCGCTGCCCAACAGCAAATAAGCCGTGATGCCAAGCTACAACAGATTCAATCCCAGCAGGAAGCTACGGCGGTCGCGCATGGAATGGCATTAAGTTCAGGTACCTTTAATGCCCTATCTACGGCGTCTTATAATAACTTTGCGCAGGCCACTAAAGTCGGAAATCTGAATCTACAAATCGATCAGAACGATATTAATGAAAGGATTGCAGCGGGACGCAAAGAACTGAATACAGAAAAATGGGGTGATTTCTTTGGGACGATAGGGGATGTAGCAGGTATAGCCTTGTCTGGAGCCTCAATGATGAAAGGAAAAGCCCCGAGTAAAGGTTCAGATAGCTTCGGGAAGGACATGCAAGGCAAACTCAACCAAGACACATCAGAAATGAATAAAACTTTTAGTTCTATGGATGATCCTAACTGGATGTATAACGACTGGTTAAAATCATCACAAGAAACATTTTAAGGTGACCTATGAGCGATTTTGAAAAATTTGAAGATACGGAGCAGGTCAGAGTACCACCCGCTGATATGGCTATGGCTCAGGCCGATCAACAACAGGCACAACTATATGGTCAGCTAGCAAAAGAAGGTTTTGGCTTTACACATGAGTTGTTGAATAATTTTGCGGCTAAGAAGGGCGCTAAAGACGCATTGGACGCTGAAAAAAAAGGCGAGCAGTTTCAGCCAGCATCTAACCTCACGCAAACAGGTAGAATCTATAATGCCTCTGCTGAACCAATCGAGAAGTCTTTAATCGCCTCGCAGATGCAACAGCATGTTAATGAAATCTATGAAGGGGTAATGAACAATCCAGCGTCTACAGATCCTAAAACAGGAAATATGGCGCAGTTTGGCACACAAATTAAGGGCTACTATTCTGGATTAATGAATCACCTCCCAGATGAATACAAACCTTATGCCACGGCTTTATACAATTCTTCTGTTTCTACATATGGTTCAAGGATAGCTGATAAAGTTTCCTCCTATGAACAAGCGCAGAACAAGACTAACTTACTATCTAACTCCTTATCTTTGGCAAATACAGCCAGCAACCAAGCATTAGAGGCAGCTGCCAATCCAGACGAAGCATTGCGAGATAAAGGTTTAGAAGGAGCCCACGCAACTTTAATGCAGAGCTTGTCTTTAACAACCCAGGCTCAAGGAAACTTAGATGGTAACCCAGCCTCAGCCATTGTACAAAATAGAGCCGCTCAAAAAGGATTCTACGACGCGACTATAATGGGCCATATGCAAGGCATGGTCACAAATTATAATGCAGCAACAGTTCCTGCTGACAAACTAAAGATGGCACTAGCTATGCGCCAATTTGCTAATATGCCCTTTAAAGATAAGAATATAAATAAGAAGGCTGTGGGTTTTTATAGTGCAGCTGATACGCAAGCTTTAAGTCATAAGCTAAATGCTGAAGTGAATGCGGTGTTTAAGGGTAGGGCATCCGACCAGGCTCAACTCAAAATGGACATGGCAAATGGACTGGTCATGGCAAACAATGGAGTTACTCCTTTAGCCACCATGAAACAACTGGCTATAATGAATCCTGCTTCTCTACCCGAGTATCAATCCAAAGTTCAGGCAGGAATAGCGGCACATACTAATCAAACACAAATACAAAACTTACCGTTTGATCAAGCCATTTCTACATATAATAAAATAAGTAGACCTGGGTATCTTTTAAAGATTCCGGGTGCTGACTTAAGTACGGAGCAACAGGCTACATCTAAACTCTTAACAGGTCTCAAAAGCGCATTTCGTCAAGCGCATCAAGATCCCGTTAACTGGGTAATGCAGTCTCCAACCATGCAAAATACTGTCCATGGCCTGATCGATGCTATCCCAACAAGCGGAGATCCTCAAGCTGCGGCTAAAACCCAAAGCATGGCAGCAAGCATAGTAACTGATCCTTCGGTG